AGTTCAGGCATCCCAGTCCACTCAGGTAATGCTTGCGTCTCTGGTGTAGCACGAGCACGCCCTGTTACTGATTCTGCAATTCCCTCAAAGAAACCCATCGGTTTTGGCTGTGATGCCGCAAATTGCTCTGGAGACATTGGAGCCGAAGCAGGTGCTGCTGGTGCAGCCTGCTTAGTCTGTGATGCTAACCATTCTTCTGGACTCATTGCGCCCCCACAGATTGTTTGTATGCGTTCCACTGAGCATCAGTGAAATTTGCAGGGCGTGTATAAGTTTGACCACCGACTTTAACGGTGTTGCCAGATGGTGTAGGTGGTGCGCCAATAGGTGCTTGCTCTGTTGCCGAGTAGAAAATATTGTCTGGATTTAGACCGTAGCCTTTGGAAATGCGTTCCAAACCTGTGCGGACTGTCTTCTCGCCTTCTAGTGCACTACTGTATAGACCTTTGGCTTGACCTTTGAAAGAATCGCGCTGTGATGGGCTAAGACGCTGACCAGTTATCACTTTGTTATAGACATTTAAGATGCGCTCTGGTACTCCAGCAGCGTTTTGAGCAGTAGCAAATTCGCCCTCTCGCACCACAGAGCCAGGGTCGAGCATTTTCATGTATCCAAAAATCAACGATAAGTCACCTACTGCGGTATCTTCTGACGAGAGAACGCGACCATAAGCCGACTTGACTTCCTGATATGGCTTGGTCTGATCGTTGTATTCCTTGCGGAACTTGGTCTCCAACTCTGGACGTTTTTCAGATGGTACTATGCCACTGAGGATTTGGTTTGCTTCTGCCTCTGCACGTCTTGCTTCTGCGCCAGATTTAGCGGCTGATGCACGAGAATTTGCTGCCGCCGCTTTTGCTTGGTTGATCTGTTCCTTAGTCAAATTCAAATCAGCCAAAAGTTTTTCAGGTGCAAACTTCGCTTCCTGTTCTTTGATGATGACTTCAGATTTAAGTTTTACCATTTCAAATGGTTGTTTTTCTTCTGCTCTAGTTGTAGAAAGTGTTTTATCAACATTTTCTAAATATTGTTTGCCACCAGGCAACTGCGCCATCATCAATCCAATGGTCGTTTGTGCACCAGTGGGATTCATGTCAATCAGTTGCAGATATGTTTCTGTGGCTTTTGCTTCTGATTCACGACCTGAATTGCGATATGCATCTGCCTGTTCTCTAAGCAAATTCTTTGCAATATCAGGTTGCCCAGATTTCATGGCAGCGTAGACTTGACCAGATTGTGAAAGTCTAGTTTGTTGCTGTTCACCAGTCATCATTTCAAATGATTTGCGAACACTCTCAGCTTGGTCTTTTGGTAATAATGCAGTTACTCGTGCATAGTCTGCGCTTGTTGCATTTGGATTTTGAAACAATGTTTTCAGTTCTTTTTGTGCATTCATTGCTTGTTCGCGTAACTGCGCTTGTGCTTGCACTTCTGCAACAGTAGAACCAAGTTTAAAACCGCCCAAAGCCGCCTCAAAAGGGCTTTGGACTTCTACTGCATAGTCAATAGGTCGCATCAATGGGTTTATGGTTGCCATGTCTTATCCCTTAAAACTTAAACCCAATTTGCGAAGGTGTGCCAGCCCTGCCAGCGTTAGCCGCGTATTGGAAACCCAACACTTGAGCAGGCAAGTTGAATAGTGAACTGTAAGCCTTTGCTTCGCCTAATTCACCGCCAGCCCGTGCCGCGCCCTCTTGAGCAAGTAGGTTTGCCACATTTGTACCTGTTTCCATACCAGCCGCGCCTACGCCTGCGGCAGATCGTTGCCCCAATGTTGTTAGCCCACCCAAACGACCATATTGCTGTTCAATCAAACTAGACAAAAGCTGTGGTCTGAATTGAGCCAATGCACCCTGAATATTTCCACCACGTAGACCGCCAGTAGCTGAGGCACTTTGCAGTAACGCCTCTTCGCCACCTTGTGCAAGTGCTTGGAAAGTCTCACCACCTCTGATACGTTCAATGGCGGCTTTTTCTGCCTCTGGCCCTCTCAGACCTAGAAACGCTTGCTGTGCTTCCAAAGCAGGCACACCCACTTCGGTGTAAGGTTTTAATAAGGCTTGCAACGCATCAAACTGCCTGCGTTGTTCTGCAATTCCTGCTTGTGCCGCCCCTGCTTGGATGCCAGCGGCTTCGCTTGCAGCATCGGCTTGCATTGCACTTCCAACAAGTTGGCTTCCACCAACGACTAGGGCTGTGACTGGATCAGGCATCGCCAAACTCCTTCATGTAATCTTCAAAAGTCTCGGCATACAAAGCCATCACATGATGACCATGCAAAGTGGCAAAACCAGCCCCATGCACCAGCGAGACCGCCATCAAAATCAAATCGTAATACCCAGCTCGCCACATGAACGACTTGGCATCTGCTTGTTTATTGCGTTCTGCCGTGTCCGAGGCTTGCCACTTGAGAATCATTGTCGCCAGCAAGGGCGTTAAATGCGTGCTGTTGCCGATAAAAAATGCGTTCTGGTGCATACCCACCAGCGTGTTCCAAATGGTCGCATTCAGGTCTTCTCGTGCTACTGGGTCACCATCTGCTACGTCATCAAAGACTTGGATTGCGTCATAGACCATCATCAACCACTCAACGGCTGGTTGGGGCAGCATAAAAACCTTAGTCAGGTTCTCTCGCAATCCATCGGTCATGCACAACTCCTATACAGGGCAGGCCGCTGGATGCCAGAACTCAGCGACTGAATTTTCGCACAAATTGACAAAAGGTCAATCCTCATACTCGCGGTCTTCCCAAGCCTGACAAACCCGCATATCGTTACAGATGAAGTTCAACTGCTCACAATGACCCCTGAACCCTGCGCCCTTGTCATAAGCTGCCATCGGGATGCGCTCAATTCTGACTTGGGTCATAAAGCTGTTGTCGTAATACTCGCAGTTTGAGCAATGCTTGCGCCTTGCGTCTTTTTCATCGCATTGCATCGCCTCTGCCAGTCCTGCATAGAACTCCTTATTTGCGCCAGCTTCATTCGTTGGCATTTCAGGACCATAGTTCCAGTCAGCAACCGCAACGGCATAGTTTTTTTTATTCTCTGCGTTGGTCAAAAACTCCTCTTCCATCGGCAAGCCATTAAAGCCCCGTGGGATAACCATAAATTCTTTCATGCTGTACTCCTTAAGTAATTTCTCTGCCTGATGCTCGGATGGTCAGGGATGTTGCCGTCCCTGCGATTGTGGAAATAAACCCACCAGAATCCAATGCTTGCCCTACCAGTTCAGGGCAAGTGTAGGTTTCATCTGGCACGATGCTTCTGGCATCAATAATCAGATTTGATGCGCCTGCCGAACCGCCACTGGTCACCAAGTTACAACTGAATGTCACGTTGCTTGCGCTGGTGTTGGTCACCGTGAACTTGTCAATAATCGCCTTGGCATTTGTTGCCGTGTATTGGGTGGTTTGTGTGTTTTCTGCCTGTTTTGCAGGAATAAGCACTTTTACTGTTACTGTCACTGGACACCTCCGATATTGTTGTTAACTGTGAGAATTATGGACGGAATAGCTGGAACTGGTGGTGTTGCGACAACAGAAAGTAATTCAACACTGAGGTCGCTCACCGAAAACATCAGTTCGACATAATCATTGGCTTTAAGGTCAAAAAAGAAATTCAGAGATGAAAATATTTGACCGTTATTACCCTGAATCCTGATTTGGCTTGCGCTGTCTGGCACATCTGTTCCGTTAAGGCGAAACCAAAAATAGAACTCTGCCGTGCCACCACTGGTCTTATCCAACTGAAACGATGTATCAAAGTTGTAAATGCCCTCGCTGTCCACAATGATTCTCGATGTTGGGCTGCCAATAAATACCCCATTGCTCAGGTCTGTGCTGTTAAATGTGATGGCCTTGGCTGTGTTAATAACTGTCGCTGTCTGGGTGGTGGTGTCGTAAAACGACCCATATCTTGCTCGTTTGAACTCCCTTGGTGGTGGAGTCATCTGCAAACCATCAACGGCTTTATTCAACTTATCCACCAATTCCAAAGCCTGATTTGCCCTGTTTTCTGCCAACGCACAGTTGACCGCCAACTCTTGGGCAATATATGCAAGTTGCGCCAATGCTTCATTTGCTGTGGCAGCCGCATTGTCTGCTTGGAATTCAAAGTCTGTGCCTGTAATGACCTGTAACTCATCGACAGTAGAAAACAATAACTCAAACTGACGAATCTGTTGTTGGTCAGTCAGGAATGCCGCGAGTTGGTCTCGCGTCAGATTCAGCTTGCGTGATACGGGTGCGGTTGCCATCAGTACGCCAATGCTTCAATCTGAGCCTCAAGGCGAACGTAAGACACATGGGCATCACTATCTCCACGGAAACGCTGTATGCGCCAGTTCCTCATGTGACCCTGTTGAAACCATGCGAGACGCTTTCTTGTATTGCCAATCAAGCCAACAGCAATAAATTTGTCTTGGCTGTATGAACGACCATCTAACGAGTAACTGGTGCTGATAAAAGGGTTTGTGCCAAGTGCAACGCTACCAGTTAAGCTCACCAGTTCCAGCTCATTAAATATCGCCCCATTGCCTTCGTTGTAGACAATCAATGTGCCAAACTCCCAACGCACACGTTCACCCCAATGATGCCCAGTATCCTGCACCAAGTAGCCAATATTTGAACTTTGCGGGTCTCCAACCATCCACTTGTCATATACCCAAACAAGATTTCTAGCTCTGTATTGTGCAAACCCGACCAATGCTGTTGTAAGGGTAAACCAGACAGGAGTCTGTAAAGCCTCAGATGCGGATGAGTCATAAACCACGGTGCGGTCAGGCAAGTGGACATAGAGATGCTCATGATTTTTGTCGTTCCTCGCCTCCAACTTGACCAATGCCAACTGCGCCTCGGTGTATTCCAGTAATAAGTTGTCGATTTCCTGTGTGCTTATTTTTTGAGCAACAGCGGCAGCACCCACATAAATACTTGGGGCTTCGTTTCTACCACTACCTAAAAACGCAATGCGCTCAATAAATACACAGCAAGCAAATGTACCGACAACGCCCTTTTGTATCTGTGCGCCATCAATTCGTGCGAATGGAAACAACTCCCCACCCACGTTATCGAATACCTCAATCGTGTTGCGGTTCAAAGCATAGATTTCGTTCCGCAACTTTAACAAAGCCACAACAGGGTCAGGGTCAACCTCAGAACTACCGTACTTCAATGGATTAACTTGGGTCGGGTCTGATAATTCGGTAACGATCAAGAACTCGCCATCCGTGGTCATGAAATACCCATCAACCCAAACCACATCGAGTACCACACCCAAGTCAGGGTCGGTCACTTGGGTCAGGGTCGAGCCGTTCCAGTAATACAACCGCCCGCCCGATGCAATCGCTAGTTGGTCAAAGCTGTAATCAAAGGTCACTAATTCGCTTGTTGGACCACCCACATCGCCCAATGTTGTTACTGCCCCTGCGCTGCTTATCTCTACCAACTTTGTGCCCATGACCCGATATAACTCGCCCTGCCAGTTCACGCCACCACGGTCAATGCCAGTTCCTGTGCCGTTGGACACAATACCATCGCCTGGTCGTAAAAACCCGTTGCTGATGCCTGACTGCTTTGGCACAGGCACAAGATTGACTGGATACGCTGTACGCAGTTCAGGTGTGTTGTCGGTGTAGATGCCATTCAGAATAGGTATTTGCATCACTTAGCCTTGTTGCGTTCAGAGATGCGCTTCGCCTTAGCTTTGGCATCTGCCTTTGAGGAAGCCCCCCAAGCCCTCAAACTCAGCAATAGGCGGGTTGGCTCACCATCTTTATATTCAGGGCCTGCATTGCCACCCATACGGGCTAGAAACGATGCTCTGCGGGGATTGTCACCAGACTTCACTGGTGGCTTGAGGTTCATGCCTTCAGCCTTTGCCGCAGCCCTGCCCTTTGCGTTCAAACCGCCGTTGGGATTCTGACCTTCCTTACGTGCATAGGCTGAGTATTTCATCTGAAGCCCTTAATCTTTACATGACTATTTTTATGCAGTTTGGCAAACATCTTGCCTGCATTGGCTACCTCC